ATCAACCTCACCACCTGTAAAGGCTTCGGCGGTTTCTTTTATCATTTGTTTAGTAGTTGTCCCCCTGCCCCACAGCTTGGCTTTGATTATTTCTCGTCTCTCTTCATAAGATAAGCTTAAATTAGTTTGCAACCCTAATTGTTTTTCGTAAATAGAAAGTCCCCATGTAGCAGTATCAATAAAGAGCTGATTAATCAAGTCTTCCAAATTATAATATAGCTTCCCTAGTTCCTTCGCTATTGAGTTTTGAAGTCCTTCTATTGTGACATTGCTTTTATAGTACCAGGGCAAAAGCAACATCAAATCAGGGGCGCGTAATTCTATATCTGAATCCGGGATAATTTCTTCGCCATATTTGTATTCACCGTATTTATGCGCTCCGTATGACATAAATTACACCCCCTTGAGGTCATTCCAGGTTAGAGGGCCTTTTTTCATAGATTGTTTTTTTATAGCCTGTGCAACTCTTAATGGTGTCATATATTTTGCATTAGAAGTTCCGGCTTCAGCTTCAGCTTGTGTTGCTAATCCATAGTTATTAACACTTCCTAATCCTACTTGTGATTTTGTAACACTATGAGGATTAGATTTGCTGGACACATGAGCTTGAATATTTGAATTCTTTGGCTCGTATAAATCGTCATGGTTATGACTACTAGGTGGATATGCACTAGGTTTTCCCGTTACACCTGTCCATGACACACTATCAGCTACTTCTGCTGCGTCTACTTTGCCATCATTATCAGTATCATAAATGCTTTTCAGCATATCGCCATAGCCGGCATCGCCTAATTCTTCCTGTGTAACATATCCTCTATCGTTTTCAAGCTGGGAGACTTTTGTTGGAATTTGACTTACTTCAGCTTTGTTATTCCATGCTGTTCTTTCTGCAGAAGTTATATGCTTAACTGCATCTGATATATGGTCTACGGCACTATTCCATGTGTTAATTAAGGTTTGTGTTATTATATCCAAAATAGACTTATTACTGTGGGTGTGTTTTTTGGCATTTGCATCATTCCAATTTGTCCGCTCGGTTGCTGTAATATGTTTTGTCGTGTTTTGATCATGTTCATCCGTATAGCTCTTAGCATTAGCCTCTGCTATATTTGCTTTTTCTTGTGCGCCCGCAGGCGTTTCTTTCGCATTCCAAGCAGTACGCTCCTCGTCTGTAATGTGCCTAGTAAAGTCCTGATTGTGGGAATCAAATTCCGCCTTGCTAGCTTGCCGTACATTATCCACATTGGATAAACCGACGTCAGATTTAGATAAAGTTACAATACCCGTTTTCCCAGCTACTGATTTTACAGCTTGTAGCGAATCAATTGCCTGCTTTGTTCTTTGTGGCGTCATATATTTGTTGGTAGCAATACCTTCTTCAGCATCCTTCTGAGTAGCAACCTCATAATTTTCTACATTCCCGAGACCTACCTGAGATTTTGTTACACTATGAGGATTGTCCGTCCGATTAGCATGTGCATCTACTTTGGCCTGGGCTCCTGTAGGGGTCTCATGTCCACTATGGGGAGCAGCCTTTTGTTCGTGTGCATCAGTATATGCTTTTGCATTTTGTTCAGCCTTATCAGCTTTTTGTTGAGCTCCAGCAGGAGTTTCTTTTGCATTCCATGCAGCTTTCTCCGTATCGCTTACAAAGCGCCTATCAGTGCTTTCCACAATCATGCTAGCTGGGTGAGTGCTGGGATGAACATACTTATTTGCCCCCTCCTCTATCCCTGCAAGTTTTTGTTTTTCAACAGTTGTATAGTCCTCGGTACTCAAGCCTTTACCAGTAATCTTGTCAACCTTTTTTGCTAATTCATTTGTTATTGTAGCTGCAAAGTCTGGATCGTTGTTTAGTGCATCTGCTATTTCAACCAGTGTATCTAATGCTTCAGGAGCAGCTCCTATTAAATCCTGTATTTTTTGCACTACCTCTTGTTTATTAAAAACTTCATCTTTTGTGTATCTTTTATTCAGCTCAGTATCTACATATGTTTTATTGGCTTTTTTATTTACTTCCACATCCAAGCGCTCATCTTCTGTAATAGCCCTTGCGATTTCATCATCTAACTTATCTTCTATCCTGTTTTCTTCTGCTTTTGTCCTATTGATTTCATCCACTAAAGTATCTTGTAGCAGATTAACATCTTCTGCCTCAACCTGGTCTCCTTTACTTTCATAGGTGATATAGATTTTTTCAGCATCAGTAAATATCTTTAAATGTGTTTTCCAAGGAGTTTCAGAAGGTGTAGATATAAAGTAATTGTTAACTTTTTCGCCGGTGAGTTTAGGACCTGTATATATAGCAACGCTTTCATGAATAACATTGTCATGGTCCAAATACCCTTCCCATTTGCCGTCTGTTATAGTTTTTTCTTCTTCTATTACATATACACCTTCTTGTTTTTTGTTTAGCTTTTCTATGAACAATCTACATCACCTCAAGTTCCACGGAGAATACAGGAATTTCTTCTTCTCCTATTTCCACGTTTTGCATTTCGCCATTAAGCTCTAAATCTGTATAATCTATTGCCCCAGGAGTATCGAATAAAAGTTTCCCGATATAAGCATAGCTGATATAACTATCTTTGAATGTTATGTCTTTTCTGTACTGCTCTAGTGCTTGCATGAACGCATTTTGTATCGCTTGTATACTATAACCTGAGCTAATTCTTACTTTAGCAGAAACGGTAATATCTAATTTTGTTGGACTATCAACCGTTACGTTAGCCCCTATCGGCCTGACCTTTTCAATGTGTTCATAAACGGGCTGTTCAAGAGTTTCATCTATTTTTTTGTTGCTGTCTACTATTAGTACTTTTACAGTACCGGGTCCATTCCACAAAGGAAACACCTTTGCATCTCCTACTCCTGGAACTTCTAAGGCCCACTGCCTATAATGGTCTGCATTACCACTTGTGGCCGGCCTTTGAAGGTAAGTTAAAATCCTTAAACGGAAATTTTCATCTGTTTCCTCATCTTCTCCACTCACAATAATGTCCGCCAAAGTAGCAGTCACACCGCTCACATTGTCTATATTTTCAAGCTCCCCGGAATACTGGTTACCTATCTCGCCCGGCTGTTCGCACTCGGCTTTGTATTCTGTATCGGATATTTTCTCTGTGATGACATATGTTGTCCCTTCCAGGCCCCATCTGGTTCCTATATCTACCGGGCCTGTAGTTTCGATTTTTCTCACAGCTTTGGTTGCTGGCTTTCTTTCAAGCCCATAATCAGCAGCTTTGCGGTCCAAAAACTCACCAACAGCGGTGCCTGCAAAGAATAGATCTACATAATTACTGAGCTGGAAATATGTTTGTGCTAAATGATAAGCGCACGGGGCAAGGGCATCGTATATGATAGACCCTTCACGCTTGTCTACATCATTTGGTACCCTTTCTAGCATATCATTGAGTATATTTTCAAACGTCATATCTTCAAACACTAAATGTTCACCTCCCTGGAGGCCGTCAGATTGCCGAAAATGCTATGAACATCAAACGTGCATTTTATTTCATCACCGTTTACTTCAAACATGAAATTATCAACTTCCGTAATTCTATCATCCCTAAAGAGGCACTCCCGAATCCGCCTTTTTAGCTCAATTTGAACATAGATAGGATCTTTCCCAATCAAATTTTCCAACTCAATCCCATAATTAAAGCTATATATCGGATATTCATACCTTTCAGTATTCAGCACCTTATATATAGCTTGCTTGAGGGCATCAAGGCCATCTGTATAGCCCTGAATTCTATTCCCCGTTATCTTGTACGTCCTACTGGTTTCGATTGTCTCTTCCGTGGCCAGTTCAACATTTATGGTCCTTTGAGGTATCATCTCCTCACATCCTTTATTTTTATGCTTGTAAGGGTCATTCCGTCTGTTACTGTTATAGGCTCAATGTCTATAGTCATTTTGTTTAGCAGATTAGACACTCCAATTATCTCCACAATGTAAAACTCCTGGCCGCCATGATTTCTTATAAGCCTCACCTTGTCGCCAGGAACAATGAATTCCTTTAGATTGCCTTTAATAAGCTCATTTGGAATTGTCAGCCGGTCGCTTACCTTAATACCGTCACTTGTTACCGTGCCTACCATAAACCGGCATAGTTTGGCATTGTTTAGGTAATTTTGGATTATGGTCTTGATTTCGTTAATCATAGCATCACGCTCACAGTCATTGTGTGCACCGGCACAAACTCATGGGTTACTTCCCGCACAATTAGCCGCCTGTTCAACTGTATATCCTCAATCTGGCCGAAAAAGCTGTTTCCTGCCCTTACTCTCACGTCACCGATACAGTTTAATTCTAATGTTTCTACTTCTCGATTGTATAACTGCAAAAGCATTTCGGCCTTTGACTTGGCTTGTGCTGGATTAGCATTCTTATCAAGCACTTCAAAGTATTGCAAAAGGCCATATTTAGCTATGGAGCCGCTGTCCTTAGTGATATAGACGTCTCTTTTGCCTGTCGATTCATTATCGCTCACAATCTTAATCTGGTTGTAAAAATTATCGTCAACGGATTTCTGGTATTCATATTCATACGCCAGGCTCGCATCGCCTAAAACTAAATCAAGCTGCAGTTCCTGCAGTTCACGTATAGCTATGCTGCCAAATTCGTCCCGTAAGCAATACCATCGGCCTGTATTGGTGAGCGTATCTTCTATTGCGGTATAGATAATATCTAGCCATGTTTTATCGTCCTGGACGCTTACCGGCAGTTTGTAACCAGTATTGGTTAACGTACCTACCCTAAGGCCGAAGTAGTTGCACATCTTCCTCACAAGGCTGTCTATGGTATCATTCTTTACAACGATAGTATCTTTGGCCTTGCAATAGCGGAGTTGATCATAAGCAGTGACCGTGATTTCTTTGGTCTTGTTCTGCCCGTGCTTAAAGACGTAACCATAAAAGATATTGGCACCATTGAACTTGAAGCGCACTACACTCCCATTTTGAATATCCAGGTTGTCATCAATATAAGAGAATTCGAGCTTGCTACATCCGTCATTCAGCTTATCTGTGTATGATACGGACTTTACAAGCTCGCTTATCTCGTATATTTGACCATTCACTTCAACCAAAAATTCCATGCGGTCCCGCGCCGTTACGGTGGCTTCCAGCGTATCGTCCGGGCTGTCCCAGTCAAGACTCCAGAAGGTGCCGAGGGGAATCCATACGGTGCCGGTGCCCTTCAGTTTCCGTAAGGTGTCGGCAGTAAAGGTATATTCTTTGATTACTCCCCGTTTAGTGTCTCCTGCGAAAACATGATCTTGAAGTATTTTGCGCTTGGTGTCTGCACTATAGGAAT